TACAACTATACCTGAGCCGCCAGAACCTCCAGCACCTCCTGTAGTTCCAGTTGGTGTAGTAGCTCCTGCTCCTCCTCCGCCTCCACCTGTATTTGTTGTTCCTGCTGTTCCTGGATTAGGACCTGCACTTGTTCCACCAGGTCCACCACCACCTGCTCCTCCAGCTCCACCTGCTCTTGAACTTGGTCCAACTGATCCTCCACCTCCTCCACCTGCAAAATATCTTCCTGGCGCTGGTCCTGGTGTTCCATATGATGGACTTGTTGGTCCAAAAAATGCTGTAGCTATAGGTGTTCCTATTCCTCCAGTTGCAACTGATGTTGGAGTTGCATTTCCTCCCACTGCAGAAGCTCCACCACCTCCTCCTCCAGCATAAGATGGAACTGCAGCTGCAGTTCCTCCTGGATTTCCTTGAGGTGGACTTACTGGTGGTGTATTACCTGCTCCTCCAGCACCATTACAAGCATAGCCACCTCCTCCTGATCCACCACTTGCAGCAGTTACACAACCTTGTCCTGCTACACCTCCACCTGTTGATGTTATAGTAGAAAAAACAGAAGGTGATCCTGATGTACTACTAGTTCTAGATGGATAAGGTTGACCTGCTCCACCACCACCAATTGTTATTGGGTATGCTGTTGCTGTTACGGGTAAACCTGTAGTTGTAGGACTTGGATAGTTTTGTCTAAAACCTCCTGCTCCTCCACCTGCACCACCCCATGAAGCTCCTGAACCTCCTCCTGCTACAACCATGTACTCTACTGAATTAGATCCAGCTGCATTACCAGAATTTGATACAACAAAACAACCAGAGCTTGTAAATGTATGAATTTTATAATTTCCACATGTTGTTACTGTTCCACCTGTGGCTGCTACAAAACCTGGTTGAGGTATTTCTGATACTTGAGCTGAATAAACTATTATCCACCCTTTTGTTGAATCAGCATAAACTAATGTTACTGACGCTCCTTGTGTTGTAAGTAAAACATTACTAGTTGATCCTTCAACTTTTAATCCATTTGGATTTAAAGTTAAATTATTTGTATTAAATGTTTGTGCATAATCTGCAAACGCTACTATATCTCCAGCAGTAGCTGAAGATGGAAGAGTTACTGTGAAAGCTGCTGAGGTAGTATTACAAAAATATCCATTTGGTGATGAAGCTGTAAATCCTGAAGTCTGAATTGTTGAACTCCAATTAACTGTACCTGTTCTTCCAAATCCTGTAGCTGTACCATTATTTGTTATTGTTGCACCAGCTGGAATAATAATAGTATTACCACTATTACCAACTGTAATTGTTGTACAAGTCTGTTTAGGACTAATCTGATTTACTTTTATTTCACTACCTGCCATATTTAATATATTATTGATATTTATACCTAATTAACACTATACCACTACCGCCAGTTCCTGCTAAACTTCCTGCTCCTCCACCTGAATTAGTAACTCCATTTTTTTGTAATGGGGTAGGTACTACTGGTGTAGATCCAGGATTAGTTCCACCTCCACCTATACCTCCGATTCCTTGTATTCCTGGTTGTTCATTATAACCTCCACCCCCACCTGAAAAATATCCATTTCCTGGTCCAGCTACTGGATAAAAAGATTTTGGAGCTGCTCCAAATATAGGTATGGCAGGAGATCCTGCTCCTCCGTTCGATGGTCCAGTACCAGTGGGATTACCAGGTCCTTGTCCTGCAACAGAGCCTCCACCACCACCAGCACCATTTGTAAATGTAGTTTGATCTGATGCTCCATTACCACCAGGATTTCCTTGAGGAGGACTTACTGGAGGAGTATTACCTGTTCCGCCAGGTCCTGGTTGTGGTGCGAATTGTGCTCCCCCACCTCCACCTGAACCTCCAGGTTGACCAGCATTTACTGGATTTGCACCAATACATCCACCTCCCCCGCCTCCTGCTGAGGTTATTGTTGAAAATACTGAATTTGAACCAGGAGTTCTTCCTCCAACTCCACCTGCACCAATTGTTACTGGATAAGTTGTTGCTGTGACTGGTAATCCAGGTGCCATTCTAAAACCACCACCTCCACCACCTCCGCCACCAGATCCTCCACCGCCCGCCACTACTAAATAATCTACAGTTGTTGGTGCTCCACCAGATCCTGCTTGAGTTACTACAAAACATCCCAAACTTGTAAAAGCATGAATTTTATAATCACCACAAGTTGTTACTGTTCCTCCTGTTGCTGTAATAAATTTAGGTTGACTAAGTTCTGAATATTGTGCTGAATCTGTTATAACCCATCCTTTAGTTGAATCTACATAAACTAAAGTTACAGCTTGGCCTTGTATACTTTGAGTTGAATTAGTTGCTGATCCTTCTATTTTTAATCCATTAGTTGCTATAGTTAAATTATTTGTATTCCAAGTTTTTGCATAATCTTTAAAAGCAACTATATCTCCAGCTGTAGCTGAAGATGGAAGTGTTGCTGTAAATGCAGCGCTTGTTGTATCACAAAAATATCCATTTCCACTTACTGCTGTAAACCCAGATGTTCTTACTGTTGAACTCCAATTCACTGCTCCATTATAAGTTGCACCAAAACCAGATGATGTTGCACCCGATGCTAAAGCAACTGTTTGTCCAGATGCTCCAATAGTAATAGTTGTAGTATTAGCTTGAGTAATTAAATTACTCGTGTTTGAATTCGTTAATGTATCTGTTCTTATAATTCCAGCCATATTAATATATTATTGATATTTGTATCTAATTACAACTATTCCACTACCACCAGCTGCACCATTTGGAGCACCAGGTCCACCACCACCACCACCACCACCTGTGTTAGCTGTTCCAGCAGTTCCATTTCCTGATGGTCCTCCTTGTCCTCCCCCACCACTTCCACCTGCACCAGATGGTGCAGGACCACCTGGATCTCCATTTCCACCACCACCACCAGCATAAAATATTGCACTACCTGAAATACTATTTGGAGAACCTACTCCTCCTACACCATAATTAGAAGTAGCATTTCCACCAGATGCACCAGCTCCACCACCTCCTCCACCACTTCTTAATCCACCTGGGGTACCAGCTCCACCTGGATTTCCTTGTGGTGGACTTACTGGCGGAGTGTTTCCTGTTCCACCTGTTGGAACTAAACCTGATGCTCCTCCTCCTGATCCTCCTGGGCCAATCGGTCCAGCTGGTCTACTTGTTGATCCACCACCACCAGCTGATGTAATTGTTGAAAAAATTGAATTATTACCATTATTTCCAGATCCTCCATCTGGAATACCTGCTACTCCTCCACTACCTACTGTTACTGGATAATTTGTTACTGAAACTGGAATACCTGTAGTTGCTGGGCTTGGATAATTAGTTCTATAACCTCCAGCACCACCTCCACCACCTAAACCAGATCCCGCTCCACCACCTCCTGCTACTACTAAATAATTTACTGAATTAGATCCTTGAGCATTTCCAGCATTAGATACTAAAAAACATCCAGTACTTGTAAAAGTATGAATTTTACAATTTCCACAAGTTGTTATTGTTCCTCCTGTTGCTATAATATACTGTGGTGTTTGTGCTTCTGAAGATAATCCTGAATCTGTTACTACCCAACCTTTTGTTGAATCTACATAAATTAAAGTTATTGCTTGCCCTTGTGTACTTTGAGTTGCATTACCAGCTGTTCCTTCAATATTAGAACCATTTCTTCCAATTGTTAAGTTATTTGTATTCCAAGTTTTAGCATAATCTTTAAAAGCTACAATAGCTCCTGCTGAAGGAGATGCTGGTAAGGTTACTGTAAAACCTGCTGAGGTTGTGTTACAAAAATATCCATTTCCTGAAACTGCCGTGAATCCTGTTGTTTGAATTGTAGTAGACCATGTTACTGCACCTGTCGGAGCAAATCCTGTGGCTGTAGCACCAGCTGATAATGTAACTGTATCTCCAGATTGACCAATAGTTAGTACTGATCCTGTTTGAGATGTAATTTGATTTACTTGTACTTTAGGCATTTTATATTATTACCAAAGTTCCTGTTATAGTTAAAGTACCTGTTACCGTAACAGGTCCTGCTAAAACTCCTGATTCCATTGTTTGTACGTTTGTAATTGTTGTTGAATGTGTATTAACAAATGTTTGTGCCGTCATTACTGGAGAAGGCACCCATACTGATGGTAATGTACAAAATATATCTTTTGTACCTGATGAAAAATTTACTAAAGCATTTGAATTAGAACTAGAAATAATTGAATCTCTAGTAAAGGTTGTAGCGTTTGTTAATGATCCAATACCAACTTCCCACTGATCTGCTAATGCAATAGTGTAATAAGTTGAATTTCCAGATCCGATGCCAGAAGAAAAACTTTGAAAACCTGTTTGAGCTCCGCTTAGTGTAACAGTGCCTGTACCAAGAGTTGAAGTAGTTTCTTTGACTCTATCGTTTATAACAAACGCCATAGAACCACCTACCTATTAACTAATTCTTAATATCGCCGCTGCTGCTGTAAATGCTGGGAACTGAATTGTAAATGTTCCAGCAGTTGCTGTTTTATCTCCACCAAAACTTAATGCACAAACTGCTTTGTTAGAAGAGCTTGTATTATAAATTAAAGCGCCAGCTGCTGTTAATGTAACACCTGTGAAAGATAAATCACTAAACGTAACAATACCTACTCCTGTATCAAGAGAAGTTTGTTGTCCAGTTAATACTCCACCTCCAGCTGTGTATTGTCCGCTTGCAGAAACTTCACCTGTTGAAAGGTATGAAGTTGTTACAGAACTTAATACTGCTGCTGATGTGTAAAGTGCTAATTTAAAAGTGTTTCCACCAGTTGCAAAATTGTGTTGTGCGCCTAGGACTTCTTGTTTAAAACTGTTACATACTGCTTGTGTAATTGCCATTTTTTATACTCCTTATATTAATTTTATGGTGATGGTGAATTAATTTTAATTCTTAATGAACCATCAAAGTACTCGTCTCTACGTCTTCTACCTGTTTGTTCTAACGTAAAGCCTTGTAGAGCTGTATTATACTTGTCTTCATACAATTTGTACATATCCATTGGACCTTTTAAATAAGCAAAAGCTTCAACTAAACAAGCATATAATAATAATTGAGGTGCATTTTCACTAATATAAGTAGTCGTATTAGTAGAACTTAAATTATCAGGTGTATATACATAATCTAAAGTTACTGAATAAGCAGCATCGGGTACTGGAGCTACTTGGATAGCACTTTCTCTATACATTGAATAGTACTTGGGAAAGCCACTACTATTAGATGCATTATACTCAGTGATAAAAGTATCATCTCTAGGTTGCAAAGATACCATAACATTTGAAGTATTTGTTGCAACAACTGATCTTACAATTAGAGCTCTTCTAATAGAAGTTGAACCTTCGTCTGTAGAATCATTAGGTAATTGTAAATATTTATTACCACTATTAAAAGCAGATGTTGCATATTCTCTAGAATAGTCTGCATCTGTTTCTCTAAATATTCTATATTCAGAATTTTTAATAAAAGTATCACAAAGACTATCTGATAAAACAGTAGAATCTACTTCTGTGTAACTTCTTATATTTGATAATAGTTCAGCGTATGTCATGATATTCTAATAGTTACTCTTCCAACAGCTGTATAAGCTGATCTGTTTGTATTAATTATATCGCCACTTATTCCAGGCATCATACTACCTTGAGATTCAGTTAAAAATTGACCACCCCAATAGTATAAATCTAATTGAACAGTTTCGTCTGTACCACGTCTAACGTCTGCTCTAGCGTTTCTTAATCCTTGAGCATCTGCTTTGTGATGTCTTGGATCTAATTGAGGATGTTTAGCCTCATATTCAGTAAAATGAACAAATGAACCATTCCATTCTGTTCTCATTTCTCTATATGGAAATTGTTGTCCAGATCTATCTGATATTGCTAAAGCTCTTTTACCTGTTGAGAAAGGCATTACACACTTCTCCCAAAATATGTGTATGGAGAGATATAAACAGAAGTTCTTTGAGAATCTTCTTCTAATGCTCTTTGTAGTTCATCTTCATACAACATTTTTAATGTTTGAATTCTATCTGGTGCTACTTTTTGTGATAAATAATAAGCAAGTCCTGAAACCATTGCTGGTAAAAATCTATAAGGAACATTTGCTTGATTATTATATTCACCTGCGTCTTGTATTCTAGCTATGTAATAATATTTTACATACATGTAAGTAATATTATTTGGAGCAAGATATAAAGATACTGTAGGATTAACTTGTCGGTTTACATAATACTGTGAAGGTTGTCCTGTTTGACCTTTATTTGGTAAAGCAGCATAAGCAGATCTATCAATTTTACTTAATGATAAATCTTTAGTATTTAATTCAATATCAGATGTTGTAGAAATATAAGCTTCTAATACATCACTACAATCTTCTGGTGTAGTATAAGTTGGTTGTCCTGAAGTTAATGCTTGTACTTTTAAAACTACTTTCCAAAGATGTAGTCCTCTATTTCCCCATTCAGAAAATAAAAGATTTAAACTTCTTCGTGCAGATTTTAGATTCCATCCAGAATTAGTACGAACACCGCAACGTTCGTAAGCTTCTTCTATAATATCATCTATGTCTAAATCAAATGATGTAGTTCCAGAAGTACTCATGCTTCATGACCTACTTCTTTTTAGGTGCTGCTTTTACTTGACTAGTTTTAACGTTCTCTTCACCTTTTGCCATGATCTTCATTTGATCTTTTGTAGCATAGTTAGGAGTAATTTTAGATTTTTGATAATTCTTCATTCCCATTTTAGTATTCTCCGAAGTATTGTTTTTTAACTTGTATTGAATGTTGTCCTTTAACTTCTTGTTTAGGTTGTTGATAGTAACCACCATTTCCACCGTTAACAATAGTGTCTTCAGTAATTATATTCTCTCTTTCAAGACCTTGAACTTCAGGTTCAGACATTCCGCCTTCCACAAAAGTCATATTTGTTTTTGCTTTAATCATTGGCTTACCTGTTTTTGTGTTAATCATACACTAAATATACCTTATTTTTAGGGTGATATATATACTCTTCTATAATAATTTTATTACAAAATTACTAACAATTCCATTTTCTTAATGATTTATTAACTCTTGAATCAGGATCTTTTGCTGTTTTAGAAGATGTTAATTTAGATTTTAAACCTTTCATTCTGGCACAAAATGACTTTCTTCTATTAGCAGCTTTTGAACCTGGTTTTAATTTAGAGGGTTTAGTAGTTACCGCAGTAGATAATTTAGAACCAGGGTGTTCTTTTCTGTAAGATGCAACTCCTTTTTCATTTAAACCACCTTCTGGATTTTTGCCTTCCGATCTTTGCCAAGCGGGTGTACCACCAGCTGCAAGATATGCTTTACCCATTCCTCTAGAATGAATCATAATAAATCTTTTGTGTAATCTTTAACACAACGCATTTCGTAATCATTTCCAGCTTCAGCTAATCCTCCAACTGCTTTTTTATCTGGAAAACCTTTTTTCATATTAGAATATGCTTC